GGCGTTTTATTTCCAAAATTAAAAAAATTTGACAGATTTTTCGCGTTTATTATTTCTTCGCGTTGCTGGCTCATTTTGGCTCTGTGAGCGTTGATTAGTTGCGCTCCGCGTTTGCTGTTGCATTTTTTGCATGCGGGCACAAGGTTCTCAAGCTCGTTGGAGCCGCCGTGAAACACTGGTACTAGGTGATCGGCTTCTGTTGCTGGTTGTCGTCTGCACCAGTGGCACATGGGGTTGTGCTCGAGGATTATGCGTCTGTGCTTTTTGAAGGCCGCTGTGTCACGTGGGTCTTTGGTCATCGTCGTCTTCGTTCCATGCTTCGCACGTGCATTGGTGTGGTTGTGTATCACATGGGCATTTGCCCGGTGCACCAATCATTTTGCTCACGTGTTTAGGTTACTATCCCCCCGCTAGCGCGCCCCCCCAAGGGGGCTTGCTGTCTTTTCATGTTGCGGGTCTGGTCTCATCGTCCCCCCTCGCGCTTTGAGCTAGTAGCTCTGGTGGCCAGATGTTCGTCGATTGTGGACAGTCACCATTCGCATTTGTGTCGTTTGGACGCCGCGCCCCCGCCTTTTGGGCATGGGGCTCTACCCACGTTTCCGTGTGTTATGCCAGCAGATTGCGACTACCTACGTGGCCTTGAATGCTGGCACTACCTTCCGGGCGTCTTAGCCTTTGCTCTCCGACAGCCTCAGGACTGGGCTGTTATGCGTCCCCGTGAGCTAGGTACCAGCGTTATTCAATTTTCAAGCGTTGCTAATTGTCAAATGTTGCTAACACGAAGAACAGCACTACAAGGCCCACGACGATTGCGATAGTCATTTCTTGCCCTGCAGTGTCTCGACGACTTCTTCAAAGTCTTTAGGCCGCCACACACGGTACGTGACGTGGTTCACTACGGTCACAGCCCACTCTTTCTGTGCATCGCTGAGGCGCCCTGTGTCGCTCTTGAGCTCTGCAAAGATGACGCCGTGCTTCCAGTGGGCCAGCACTAGATCAGGGAAGCCTTTACCGTCGCTTCTCCATGCCCCTTTGCGTACTTGCTTTGGGGATGTGTGGAAGTACAGCCAGCCGTGAGCTTGAGCAAGGTCAATTACTTGGCTTTGCCATTCCCGCTCGAGCATGGCGGTGTTCTTACGCATTGGGTGCCTCAAGGTTTTCCATCTGCATGAGCACGGTGATTATGTCTTCGTGCGTTAGGTGCGTCCATGCCGCCGTTTTGTTCAATTCATAGACAGCACGTTCCGCTATCTGTTGCCAAGTCTTTGACACAAGTTGACACTTTTTCAGCAATTCGCCGCCTTCTTCACAAAGTTTCCACGCTTCTGCGTACTGGCTTTTCAATTGTTCGATTTGCCGTTTGAGCGCTTTAATTTCGGCCTGACGATTTTCATATATTTGTGCCATCAGAAGTCCTCCGGTGCTTCCGCTTTCCACTGCTCAATCATCTGAGACGCTTCACGCTTGCTTACTTTGTCAAGGTCTGGCAGCTCACGCTTGAGCGTCCTAGCGAGGGCTCGAAGCATCTTCTTCTGCGGGTCTGTCGCCGGGTAAAAGTTCGGCCCGGGTGTCGCCTCGACTTTGAACGCTCGCTCGAAAGTCGCGACTTTGGTCATCTCTTCACGCGAGGCACGCTTTGCCGGGTCAGACCCTGCGTAGCCGTAATTGGCAAGCGCTCGACCTACAGCTGACGTTTCGCAGTTCTCCACATGGCTTGTCTGGTTGACGCCGCGATCAGTGGCGTGCTCTTCGGCCCAGCCAGTCGAAAGCAGCAGTTCTCCTGCGTACAGCGATGCTTTGAATACACACCAGCCGTCCCCCCGGTGCACCATCTCAGTGATTACCCTTGGGTCGTCGGCTGTGTCCAGAAACTTTTGTAGCCGGGTTGCTACCGGCTCGTAGTTGTCGAGGTTGAATCCCACGTCATTATCTCCCTAATAAAGTTTTTTGTGTGCCACGTTGACTCAAATTCTTTGAGTAACGCTGCGGCTTGGCTCAGTATAAGCCATTCTTTGTCGCGGCCTGACAGTTCCGCGTCTTGCCCCATCCGCTCGAGCTGGTCGGCAACTTCGCTTGGGCTGAGGTTCATGTCATTTTCCATCCTTTAGTGACAGGGTTTTTTGAGGCTTTAATCATGGCTTGTAGTTTTTTGTGGCGGCGTATGCAGCCCCAGCCATTGACACCTATTGGCTTTGAATGCTCGTTACCCAGGAAAGCGATGACGTCGAACGCTCGAGCTTGCTCGTAGGCGCTCAATGTGTGTAAAGCGTTGTAGCCAAACATTTTGGCTGTGCCCTTGTAAACCCCGAAAGCGCCTGTGTAGCCGTTCCGGTTGTAATCCCAGCGTGGGGGCTGGAAGTACCGGCCTTGGGCGTCTCTGTACCCTTTGCCGGTCTCGCAGCTGCCAAGCGCGTAGTAGAACTCCAAGCCCATGACAAGCGGCGGGCGTTCGTTGTGGTGCTTTGGTGGCTCAGCTTTGGCTGCTGCCGGTAGTGCTGTCAATGTTGCGATGGTCATTACAAGAATTCTTTTCAAGCCTTTTCGAACCTAATAGGCGGCCCCCACGAGTGCCCCGCGTCTAGGCGGTGTGCTAAGTGCACTGTCTCGATCAGGCCTGTGTCCATGTTGGTGAAGACCTGTATGAGCATTTGCCCTTTGTTGGTCTCCGCTATGAATGGCTGATAGCCGATGTACTTAACTCCTTTAGCGGTCACGAAAGAACCGCTTTCTAGCCCAAGCTTGTAACGCTAGCCCGAGGGCAACATAGACAGCCAGTAGGGTTATTTGCTCGAGCAGACTCATTAGTCTGTGTACCGGCTCAATAGCGTCAATCGCTGTATCTCCGCCGATAGTTCCGTGCGTTCCATTTGGAGATGGAGCACTTGGGTTCTGGCTTCGTCGAGCGCGGCCTGCAATGCCTGATTAGACACGGTGAGCCTGTCGACTTGATCTGTCAGCATCTCGATTTCAAGCTCAGTGTTCATCGCGTACCGCCTCTTCACGCCTCGCTTTGAAGTAGTACGCAAACGCATCAAACTTGGGGTCGGATTCAGCAAACCGTTCCGCTGCACCCATCCAAGTGTTGACTTCCGCCCGTAGGCGTTCAATCTCATCAGCGGCGGCAACCAGCAAATGAGCATGGTCTAAATCATTCAATGATTCGGTTCCGTGTCGTTCGATAGTCAACAGTTCTTCCCGTAGTCGGGTCACAATGTCATCAGTAGTCACGGATTTCTGCTTTCATTTTGCGGTCGTAGTTCCTGCTGCGGTCGCGCCAGCCTTCGACATAGCCCTTGCCGTAGCCAACTTCTTTGCCGAAGTAGTAGCCGAAAAGGTAAAGCGCAATGATTAGGCCGCCCGCTAAGTATTGGTTAATCGTTACCACGTCTGCTCTCCCTGTTCTTCAGTTCCCCACGTAGTTTCTCCACTAGATGGATGAGCACGTCGGCTTCGCTCTCGCCTCGAGGCACGACCCTTTCCAAAAAGAAAATGCAGCTTTCCATTTCGCTCCGGGTCATCGCCTATGCCTTCCAATTGTGAAAAGAGTCCAGCGCATTCTTCGCAGCGCATAGGTCTCCCATAAGTTTCGAACCACTCTACGTAGTCCTCAGGCGTACAGCGCCTGCCTGTTTCTCCGTAACTGAATAGCACGTGATCGACGCACAGTGGCACGCCGTCCACTAGCCATAATTGCCATTTTTCTAAGCCCATCGTGTCTCCCTACTTTGTGGCTACTAGGACGGTAACGAATCCGTGCTACAAGGTCAAGCATTGTGCGGGGGCTCGTCTGTCGCCCTAGGGAGAAGGGGGCCGCGATGCATCCCCGCACAACACCGAGGCTCAGTGTAGGTTCTCGAGAGGGTTCTGTAAAAGGGTCAGAGTTCTGACCATGTCGCTTGGGATGTAGAACAGATGTATCCCTTCGCCGTCGCATAGCGTTTGAGCGAGGCTCACGTGCTTATCTTTGGCACCCGGGTCGCCCACTGGAATCATAAAACCGATTGTGTGCACAAGGCATTCACCGTCGTCCTCAAGCTCGTCAAGGGCTAACCAGCCGGGCTCGCTTGTATGTGCGTCCGCCCAAGTGATGTGCACCATTGGGTAGTCGGGCTTTAGTCCAGCCATACCGTGTACTCCGCTGTCGTTCGGGCTTTTACCGGGTCGATAAAGTGCAGGCGCTGCGATGGCTTGCCTTTCGCCGCGACGAATTCTGCTGCGTACACGTTCTCTGATTCTGGTGATCCGGTCACGAACACTCTGCCGCCGTTCGCCAGTGTCAAGCTCATCGGGGTGTGGAAGTGGCCCATGTACACGTCTTGGAATGGTGGCACTACTCCGGTGGCCCAAGCGTTGCATTTGCGCAGGATACCGAATGCGGGGGTGTTGCCGCCGAAGCTCTTAATTTCGTCGCCGTGCACCAGCAGGGCGCGATACCGCCCGATTTCGACTATTTGGTACCAATTGGCTGACATTTGCCATGTGACGTTTTTGAGGTTGCTGGCGCGTTCTTTGGCGATTTCGTAGGCCATTCTGTCGACGTTGTCGCCGGAGGGCATTTCGCCTTTGCGTCCGAGGCGCCCATGATTGCCGTACTCGGCTGTGACGTGAACGTGCTCAAAGTTGGCGGCCAGTGTGCGTACCAGTTCGTCAATGAGGCTGGCTGTGGCAAAAAGTTGCCCGAATAGGTGGGCTTGCACTTCATAGGCTTGCCCGGGAAAAATTCCCAAGCCTTCAACCATGTCGCCGCCCAAGAACACGTGGCAACGCTTTACCGGGTGATCAGCACGCTGAATATCGGTCAGGGTGAGCACTTTGCTGGCAAGGGTACGAATCCGGTCTTGGCACGTCTCAATGGAGTAGCCCGCCGTCAGTTTGCCAAGTTGCCAGTCGGTTGTGTGGACGAGCGCCACTTCCTCTGATTTGCGTCGTGTGTCCTTCTGCGGGGCGATAACGACCCCGGGGCCCATGAGTAGCGCAGCGTCCTTAGAAGCGCTGTAAACGGCCTCTACGAGCTCTTCGCGACCTTTCTTTGCTTTGGCAAGCGCGGTTTGGCTTTTGTGCAATGCTCGACGCAGTTCAGCAAGTTCGGCTTCAGCCTTGAATTCACTCATGGCACGCACAGTCCTTCCGGCGATGGCGGGTCAGACTACCGGCTTTGATTTCATGGCCGCGACGTTGCAGCACGCGGATAATGACTGAGCCCTGAATCGTCAAGTCATCGAGCGCGGTCAGCAGCTCTTGAGCTTCGGTTTCTGGCATTTTTTCGAGCAACGCTTTCACGCTGCAGATTGCGGGCAAGCGTCGTGGCTCGCTTTTAATGTCGTCTAACAGTCCCATAGTCTCCCTCTTGACTGGTTATCCCTTGATTAGCTCAGTCCAAGCCTTTTTGACTAGGGCTTTGCTTTTAGCCATGTTAGGGGCTAACTCGACATGAAGCCAGTACCCTCGCGATGACACTTCGCCCTTTTCGTAGTTTTCCCACTCGCCTCGATCACAGCGCCACTGGCGGCCATAAGGCTTTGCCAAGTAGTCCGCTACAAGCTCAATGCCAAGGGCGTCAGCGTTGTCGACGAGCCAGTTTGCGACCCTGCGGGCTTCTGCGCGTTGCCCAGACTGGTAGCCGCTGTCAAGGGCTCGGCCTGTCGCGTGGACACTCATGGAATCCTTCGACCCTCTGCGGAATCTGACTACAAACGTACCCAAATTGGTGAACTTAAAGAAGAAGCGCATGTAATCGACGAATTGCTGGGTGCCGTCGAGCTTTGAGCCGATGCCATTGAAGCCTGTGTATGGGCGTGTCATTCGTCGTTCTTTCGTCCGACTATCGGCTGCACTGGCACGTTTTGTTTTGCTGCGACTCCGTTGCCGATGGCGTAGCCGACAATCATGGTGAACAGCGGCATTCCGGCGTCGGTTGTTATGGCATCAATGGCCATAAGGCCGCTGATGAGAATGAGCGCGACCAGGGCAATTAAAGCTTTGGGTGGGTTAGCAAGCGTCATAATCAGTCCCTGTATCCGTACACATAAATGGTGCCACTAGTTAAATTTGCGCCTGAGCTATCGCTTAACGTGAATGATGTGTATGAAGTTGTATTTGTTAATACAAATGACATAAATGATGTAAAATTATTACGCGCAATAAATGAACCTGCAAGATAAGTATTGGCGGCGTTGTATGGGTTGAAAACATCAAATGACGTAAAACATGACGCGCCGTAGCTGTCAGTAAATCCAATTTCGGCTGCTGGTTGATTTACAAAACGCACCGCGCCGTCTAAAGCATTTGCGCCAAAATACGGTACGGTTCCGTACCAACCGTTTGTATTGCTGCTCGTATTGCCCAATGCAAAACGAAGCCCAGCTGAAGCATTACCGGCGCATTTAATTAAAATTCTGTACGCCTCAAAATCGGCATTAAAAGCTGACGATACGGTTTTAGTAGTGGCAGCCGTAGCAATTGTGTCCGTTTTGACAAGCCATAGTCCGACGGCGTTCATTTGGGCAGCGGTCAATACCGCGCCCGCGCTAAATACTGGTGGTGTTGCCATAAATGTCTCCTAGCCGATGCCTAGTGTATTCGTGTCCAAAATGCCAAACGCAGTGTCGTCAAGGATGAGGGCGACAGCAAGCGCTGGGGACAGATAATACGTGTAGCGGGCGTCTGATTGTGTCTGGGTGATCGTAAAGCCTTCGCACACAGCGTCAAAGGTTGTGCCCCTGAAGGTCACACTGACCCTTGAGCCCGGGAGGGCATAAGTCGTTTGGGTGTGCAAGTTGTAGGCGCTGACGATGCTGGCTTTCGTGCTCACTGCGTAAGGCACAATCTCTTCAGCTGCGAGCAGCGTGTACAGCATGTCGGCGGTCTGCTGAGCTTGCGAAGCCGTGTCCAGCAAAGTGTTCGTCTGTAGCTCCTGATAGGCGGACGCGCCAGATGATTTCGTGACTGTGCTCGAGCCGTTGTTATACGTCACGGTGATGAGGTCGTAATCGTTTTCTGAGTTGGTCACGAACTCGAGGGTGTCGTAATGGTATTGCTTATTCGCTGACGACTGGGCCGCGCCGTCAGTAAAGTTAATGTAGTTATCTGCACCAAAAGAGCCTGTGGTCGCGAAGGTCATGCCGTTGTACCCAGTGAGGTTGTCGTATTGCCCCGGGTCGTGCACGTAGCCAATTACAGCGTTTGTGAGGCTGTTCATGAGGTCTAGTTTGGAGCCGTTGAAGCCTGATGATTTGGCTGTGAACGTGCGCCATGCTGAGCCGATGAAGTCATTGTCCGGGGTGCCTGAGGTGAGCCCCACAGCGAAAAGCAAATGGTCTTGAAGGTCGTTGACTGCTAGTACTTCGTTTTGCAGTTTGAAGCGGCCTGCGCGGTACAGTCCCCAGCTGTGCCCGACAATGGTGACGCGGTCTCCCGGTGCATACTGGGTGCCTGCGTCGTAAGGAATGTCATAGTTGCGGGCTATTGACACAATCTGAAAGCCGATGCCCTTACAGACAAGAAAGCCGCCAACTACAAGCGGGTCAGTGGTTGTGGGGTCGATCAGGGTGACGGTCAGCTCGGAAGGTTGCCATCTGTCGATAATTCGTTTGCGGCCTACGGTCAGCTGCGCTTGCTCAACGTAGCCTGTGACGTCCTCTGGGGCTGAGAGGGCGTCTAGGGCGTAGGAGACAGCGAACTGGCCGGTGTAGGTCATGGGGCGACTGTTCTAATCGGCACAGCGCCGTAACGCGACATGTACGTTTGGAGGGCGTCGACGATTGCTCGAGGGTCTCCGCCTTGGACGTTGATAGTGACGCCACCACCCATTCCGCTCATACGGTCAAGCGGCACGACTGCTTCCGGGCCAGCCTCGCCGATGAGCGCCAGTGTTGGGGCGCTGACAATTCCGCCGTCAGCAAGCTTAGGGATGTTCGGCACTTCAAAGCCTTTGCCGCCAAGCCCGGGCACCCACGATGGCACCTTAAATGACAGCTTGCCAATTGTGTTATTCCATAGGTCGGCGATTCCGTTGAAGATTGCTTTGTAAAAGCCGAGCACGCCAGAGAAGTAGCCTTTGACTAAATCGAAGCCGACGCGGAATCCGGCGAACATAACGTCGACTACTTTGCGGAAGCCTTCGAATTTGTTGTATGCCACGACGAGTGCTGTGCCTAGCGCCGCAAGCCCGATGACGATGAGCGACACTGGGTTAAGGCTCATGGCGACATTAAGCGCGACGATTGCAGCAGTGAGGCCGCCCACTCCCAGCACGACCTTTTTCAGCAAGTCTGGGTTAGCCATTGCCCATTCAGCGAACTTTTGCAAGTACGGAATCGCCGCCTGTACCACTGGCAAGAACGCGGCACCTAACGATTCTTGGGCTTCGCCGAGACTGATTGAAAGGCGACGCATCCCTCCGGCTGCAGTGTTGGCCGCTGTTTCGGCAGCGCCTTTGAAGTTGTAGTCCAGTATTTCGAGCACGTCATTGAAGTCGGCTCCGTCTTTGATCATGGCTTTGAGCTCTGGTGACAGTGCACCTAGCGCCTTTGTATTGCCTGCGTAGCCTCGAGCGAGGGCTTCTGAGACTGTGGCTAAGTCTTTGCCAGTAGCCGCCGACACGTTGAGCCCAATTTGCAATAGGTCTTGGGCAGATGTGATTTCGCCGGTAGCAGTGACCAACCGGGAAAGGGCCGGACGAAGCTCATCGTCGGCCACTGCCGCGCTCATGGACACTGAACTAATCCAGCGCTCATTGCCTGCGATGACAGCGTCAGTCGCTTTGGCGCTCGCCCTCAGCTGACGTGCTAGGAGCTCTTGGGCTTCTGCGTCTTGAATGGCGGCACTGACAGAAAGCCCGACAGCGCCCGCGAGGGCTGTGAACGCGGCAGCTGCTGGGACTGCTGCTTTCTTAAGTGCAAACTTTGCTTTTTCACCTGCAGTCTCAAGCTGCTTAAATTCGGCAATGGCTTTGTTAATGCCCTTTGGGTCGAATTCGCTGATAATCGGGATGGAAACAGCCATTAGTTCAGCCTCGTATTCATGTCATTGACCACTTTCAATACTATGGCTTCGACCTCACGCTGAATTTTGTCTCGAGCACGTGTAATGGCTTTGCCGAATAGGCGGGTCGTGGCTGGGCGTGGGGTGTCGCCGAGTGAATCGTCAAGCCGGTTGGGGTTCTTGCGGCCTGCCGTTTCAAAGATTGCCCAGCCCGGGTCTTTTTGTTGAATGTAAAGCGTCGAGGTAGCGCGTCGCGATGTGTCGACTTTGACTTGAATGCCGCGCTGTGCTTTGGCGATTGTAAGTGGGAACACTGCTCGTCCGCCGACTGCGGGGCCAGCCCATTTGCGATTCATGCCGGAAAGTGGCACGAACTTATACGCCTGTCTGCCCGCCTCGAGCGCAGGTTCTGCTACTTGTCGCACGTCCTGCAAGAATTGCTTTCGCAGATTAGGGTCAAGCCGGTTCAAGGCTTTGAGCGCTTCTTTGGCGCCCACCACCTTTACATCGGTCTTGACTGTCATCGCTTTGCTCGCTTCTTGTTTTGTTTGTTGATTACGTCTACGACTGTGTGCACGTCCTCAAGCTCGAATTCGACCTGCTGTGGCCAGAAGCCTGTCGCGACCAATATCTCGGCTAGGCGCCTTCGGTACTGATCGCTTCCGTAGGGCGTGCCGGTTCCTCGCTAACGACGTCAAGGCTTTGACAGCGCTTAATGAAGTCATCGAGGATGGCCGGAACTCCAAGACCTTGCTGAAGTGCAGCTTGGTGAGCCATGAAAGCCAAGTCTTCGACTCCGACCCCGTTGGCGCTCATGTCTGATGCTTTGCGCTTGTATTTGCGTTCCCATGCCACGATGACAAATAAATTCGTCTCGACTTGCACTGGGCCTTCGCCTAGGTCGAATGTGAGTTTGAGTTTCATGCTCCCTGCCTTTACTTACGGTGTGACGTCGCGTACCCACGTGCCGCCCTCAAAGGACAGCTCGAAGACTTGCATCTCGCCGAAATTGTATGCGTATGGGGCGACTGCCACCATCGTATTCGAGATTGTAATCTCCGGGTTATCGGCTGCGATAGCGCTTGACGCTTTCTTGAAAACGATTGTGGTGGTGCCATCGCCGACGATGCCAGCCAGCACGCCTTCAACCTCGCTGGCGCCGTACGACGCAAAGAGGGTGATGGAGCCCGACACTGTCTGCAAGCCGGGGGCCATGATGTGCCCGGAATCGGCGAAGCTGGTGATCTCGAGCGAGTCGTAGCCAAGCTCAGCCGAGAAGCTGGTGCACTGGTCAGCGAAGTCCGTGCCCCCAATGGTGAGGACTGCGGGCCCGCCTAAGTGTGTGATTGTTGCCATTTTTTCTCCTTAGACGCGCTTAGCGGCGACGCGGCACGTCATGTCGTAGCAGGGCAGTTCTTGCCCTCCGATTATTACTATTGAAGGTCTACCGTCGACTACAGCAAGTGATGAATTCATGACTGTGTCTGCTGTGGTGATGAGGTAATTCGTAGCGTCTGTGTTGCCGGGAGGCGCTGCAAGAATTCGCAGCTGCACTGTGATATCGGCAATGTTGGCGTTAAAGCCCAAAAAGGTTGGTAGCTCGACGAGCACTGTGCCGGGGCGCGCGTTGCGCGGGTCAGTGATTGGCTTGAGGCCGAGCGCTGTCAGAATGCCCGCGATGTTGGTGATTGTCTCTGCGAAAATGCCGGTGGCTGCCATTAGCCCACCTGTGGACGTTTGCAGCCTAGAAGCTGTAGGACGCGGCCTAGTGTCGCGTTTGTGGGGGCGGACACGGTCATCGAATCGAATGAAGCGAATGAGTCGATTGAGCCGCGTTCCCGGTAGGCACCAGCGGCGTAAAGGATGACTGCGAGTTTCACGTCGGAGCCGGGAGCCACGTTGGGGTGGTCTTCGTAGCCTGCTCGAGCGCGGTAGTACCAGCAGCGGTCATTAGCTGCGTCAGTGCATGTGGTGAGAAATGTCAATTCATCGCCGCTTGCAGTGAAGCCTAGGAAGTTCTGAACGTCGGTGACGCTTGCCCAAGTCGTCTCGACGTGCACTTGTCCCCACACTTCCTGCGAAGCGACGGTGAAATTGCCGTGCGTGTATTGCACTGTTTTAGTTGTGGCGTTGACTGCTGTGAGTGTTTCGCCGAGAGTGTTCCAAGCTGCTGTGGGCAGGCCGCCGATATCGACGGTGGAGCCCACGAGCAAGCCGTTGACGTCGGAGAGGGTGAGAGTGAACGTGCCGGACGTTGCCTCAATGTTCGTAATGGTTTTGTCGATTGCGATGGGGAATGTTGGCGTGGTCACTTCTCACCTCCTCCTGTAGTCGTCAGCGTCTAACTCAGACGAACGCGGCCTTGCGGAACTTTGCACCTTCGATCATGAGGGTTGCAAGGTAGCCACGGAATGCGATTGTGCGGCTGAGTGAGCCGTCGTTTGCTTCCGCGCTGATTGCGCCCTTCTGCTGCTCGAAGATTTCGTAGCCGTCAGGAACTCCGACGATGACGGTGTCGTTTGCAAAGTTTGCGTCGACGACGACGGTCAAGCCGAAGGCTGAAGTCTGGGTTCCGGCCGGGTTCATCGAACCAAAGGCATTCATGGGGCCAACCTGGGGGAAAAGCGGACGCTTCTGGTCGTCCACCAAAAGCCCCAAGGCGCGCCACATATTTGCGCTGAGGAAGAGGTGGCTTGGGAGGTACTTGGTCGCGGTGAGGATGCTCTCTGCGGCCGTGTACATCCAGCGGGCCCACTCTGCGGGCTTTGCAATGTCAGCCACGGTGAAGTTCGTGGTTGTCGATGCGCCAGTAACAAGGTTGTCAGCTGCGACGTTGTCGGTTTCTTGCGCGTATGCGCGGGCCATGTCGTCGAGGATGAGCTGAACGATTTCCGGTTGTGACCAGTCCATTGTCTCTTCTGAAACCTTGACATAGCCGCCGTAGACGGCCTTGGTCACCTGGTTTTCGGACACGACGAACGTACCGGCGTCAAGCGCCACGTTCTCGCCGTTGCTGGCGCCGATGGTCGTGTGGGTTGTCACTTCCGGACGGATGAAGACCTTTCCGCCTTGTGGCATGGCCTTAACGCCGATTGCGTCGATGACGGGGCGAATGCCGCGAAGCGAGTTGTAGACGGGGGTGACGATTGGCTTCGGAAGGACGCCAGGGGTGTCGGTCGTGACAACGTCCGGCGCTGCGGCGCGAAGACGAGCGTCAAACTCGGCCCATTCTGAGCCGCCTTGCAGGAACTTCGAAATGTACTCGGCAGCCGAGGGCATGACGAAGGGACGTGCAGCTGCCGCGTAAATCGGCTGGGTGGGGATGGTTGCCGGGGCTTCTGCCTCGACGGTTGGGGTGTTTTCTGACACTTCGGTTTCTCCTTCTTGTGTCGGGTTGTCTGCATCTTCCTCAGCGGAAGCTGCGATTTCGGTAATGACAGCCTGCGAAAAGGCTGGCACGGCGACGAGTGACAATTCGATGAGCTGAGCTTCGCTCACAATCATCGTGCCATTCTTGTCGTACTTGTATTTCACTGGGTTAGCGCCAACGCTGACGGAATCGTAAGCGCCTGCTTTAACCAATTCAATTGCGTCTCGAGCGGCGGCAGTGTTCGCAAACGTCGCTTCAAATTCAAGGCCTTCTTCGCCGTCGCTGATTGAGACGGTGCCGCGAAGTTGGGTCAAGTCGTGGTTCTCGACGAGCTTTGCGGGCTTGGCGGTCACGTCAAAAGCGCCTCGTTTAAAAGCCACACGGGTTCCGTCCGAAACGACGGCGCTCACTGGTTCCCACGGAACGGCAATGCCTGCAATCTTGGCGGGCTGAGCTTCGTCGCCAGCTTGGGCGATAATCAGCTCGGGGTCGGCATTAAAGCGAATCATCCTGTGAATCTCCTTGTGGGTCAGGCGTATCGTCTGACGGTAAATCAGTCATAGCGTTTTCCTGTAGGTATTCGTCGACGTCAAATTCGACGTAACGGCCTCGTGGAAGAATTGTGTCAAGCGAAAGCGTTTCTTCGATTGCGTCGATGAACGGTCGAGCGCCAAAAAGGTAAAGGTCTTGGCGAGCTTGTGTCGCGTTTTGATACGTAAACGATGCCCCTTCGACGGGCGCTGAAACCAAATACGCCGGGATATTGCACAACCGCGACAGTTCAAGCGCTTCGAAACGACGCATGTCAGCGACAACTTCGCTCGGGTCTTTCTTGTACTCAACAAACTCAGCCAAGTCGTTCAAGGCGCCAATAGCGTTTGCTTTACGAGCAGCCGCCCACGACGAAGCAAGTTCGCTTAGCTCGGCGGCGCTCATCGTTTCGCCGCCGCGCTGCTGCAAATAGCCTGGGACGGTCTCGAGGCTGGCGTACTTGTCAGCCGCCTGATCGAAGTGGACGGCCATGTTGATATGGCGGGCGCCGCTGTACACAATGCCCTGAAATGGCGACAGAAATGTGACGACGTTATTTATGTCAAGGTCGAGGCCGTTGAATTCGACGCTGTCCGGCATGCCAAAGAATTGCGGCCCTTGCTGGTTAGGGGTACTGACGTTCGCGTTAGGAAGCCAAGTAAAAGACGCTGGAAAGCCGTTCGAGTAGCGAGTTGTCACGTACCAGAAAGCGCGTCCGTAAAGCATCATGTCTTGAACGGTGTTGGACATGATGAAGTTTCGTGTCACTCGCGGGTCAGGTCTGTCCATCCACGTTTCTTGCGGCAGGTATACCCGGTCGTATTCGTCACCGTTCCAGCGTCGAGTGAATTGCTTAAACTCAAGGGTGCCAATCATGGACGAGATCAAGGCGACGCTTCGCGCGATTGTCGGGACGCTCAGTGCTCGTTCTTGGCTGAAGCCAGTCGTATAGTTAATAAACGAGCCGACCTGTGAAGCGCCTGCAGCTGCTTTCACCGGGGCAGCGCCCATAGCGGGCGACGTAATACGACGACTGAAGAGACCCATCCAGCGGACACAGTACAGGAAGGTTGTTGCATTTGCAACTACCCTGAACCCATCATTGCTTTTTTGACATTTGACTGAGGCTTCGACGCAAGCGCGGCCGCGAAGATCATGCACCGGCACAACTCGATTGGGCCAGGCGACTTTTGTGAGCTGACAACGAACGTGCCTTGAGTCCGGACGCCGACTGCCCGGTTCACGTGCTCAGCAAGAAGAGTTTCCCCAATGTGCCCGAGGCGGCGTTCAGCAATCATGGCTTTTACGAGTGGCGTGAAGCGTTGAAGTTCGCCGTAGCCAACTTGGGTCACGCGCTTTTCGTGCCGGGGCGGGACATGCAAAGCAAGCGTGGGTGTGATTGCCAGCTGCACACTTGGGTTGTCGAGGACGGTGTCAATGTGTTCCCACATTTTGGCTTCGGTGTCCGTCACAAATTCGACTTTGCAGACGACCAGCCCATCGTCTCGGACAGCAGCTCGAAGCCCGGCGTAACGTGATTCGTCGATACTGTGATCGACACAAAGCCAGCCGCCGTCAGGCATGTCTTCTACCTGAAGGGTGTCCCAAGCCCCCGCCGGTATCCAGGCTTTCGATGACGCAATCCACAAGTTTAAGTGCGCTCGGAAAACGCTGGCTTTGTCCGGCGACTGAAAGGCCGCTTTAAGGGCTTCCTCGGTAATGGTTGTGCCTAGGGCGGGGTTTGCCCAGGCCCACCATTGTCGCTGCTCGAGCACTGGCACCCCAGGCGGAGGTGACCATTCAGCAAAAAAGAGTTTGCCGGGGGTCTTTCGGTCAATCGCGTTGAGGGCTTGTTCACGGAGAAGTAGAAGCGCTGTCGAGCCGTCGTCACCAGCCGTTGACCACATTGAGATGAGTGGCGAAGGGCGCGCAATTGTGGAAGGCCGCAAAGCGTCAAAGAGGACGCTTGGGTTCACGTTCCACACTTCGTCGACGACAATAAGATCGTTGCTGGCACCGTGGGCGTTTTGCGGGGTGGCGGCCCGAACTTCCCAGCGTGACCCATCCGGCATTGTTAAGGCTTGACGGCCGTAAGACCATTCCGGCTTGCCGCCGAACTTCACTTCGAGCACTGGCGCCAGCTCACGGAAGATTGCGGCCGCACGATCAAGCTTGTGAGCGGTGCTGAGTACGTTGAGTGGCATACCCCAAATGGTCGGGGCTTCCGTCAGGTACCAGCCGATGAGCGCCATAAGGGCCACGGTTTTCCCATTCTGTCGAGCCGTCGAAATGAGCGCTTCCCGGTGCACAAGACCGTCGACCGTGTAATGCAATTGGCCGTCGAGGGCAATCTTCTGCCACTGCATAAGCGACTTGCCTAGGTGGGTCTCCGCCCAAGCTGCCACTAAGGGGCCAAAGGTCTCGCTGGGTAGAACCGGCGTGACCAATCTCGGCTCCGTCCGCCCAACAAGTTTGCCCTCAGGCGCGGGAAAGCCTGAACCTTGTTGATTCGGTTCTGATTCGTCAGATATTGAGAAAGA